GACGCATGTTCCTAAACCAGCACGTAACACTGGACGGAGAAAAAGGCGCCATCAACATGGATCTATGGGATCTGTGCACAAGAGAAATAGAATATGATTCGCTCAAAGGATTATCTTGCTGGAATGGGCTTGATTTAAGCTCCAAGCATGATATAACAGCTTTTGTCCAGGTATTTTATGACGAATTAACGGACAAGTTTATCATATGGCCGCACCTGTTTACACCGAAAGATACCGTCATTAAGCGCGAAGAAGACGACAAAAACCCATATACAAAGTGGATTAAGGATAAAGACTTGATTGCCTTAAACGGGAAATATATCAATTTTGAACTGGTAATGGATCATGTTTATGCGGTTGAAGAGGATTTTGAGTTCAAGGAGACGGGGTTTGACAGGTGGGGATCTCCAACGATCCTGAATCGTTTGGAAGAAAAATGGGATATTGTGCCAATGGGACAGGGAATGCAGACCATGACGCCGATCATTAACGACTTTGAGTGTTTGCTCATTGATGAACGGATCGTCATCGCAGAAAATGATTGCTTCCGGACCATGGCAAAGAATTGCGTTGCGGTTTTTGATGATGCAATGAACGTTAAATATTCAAAAAGGAAATCACGGTTTAAAATTGATGGAATCATCGGGATGCTCATGGGATTATGTTTGGCCATTGATGCGAATAACATTAATCATTATGACATGATCGGAGCGTTGGACGAATTGGAAAGGAAGTGAGAACATTAAAAAGTACATATTTGCCGAAATATTAATAATAATGGCGTGTCTGGTTTTTATCGGCACAACGTTTTTTATTAACACCTATGCAGGGTTCTATCTGACGGGTGTTTTTTTATTGCTGTACGGAATCAGCGTCGTAAAGGGAGGGGGTGATTAAATGTGATTAGTAAAATGTTTGAAAAACGGGAAACCGTGAACACAACAAGCTATTCTGATGTTGAACTGGCAATGCTGAAAGCGTTCGGGATTGATGCGAACGGGTACGTAAGCGACAGCGCTCTAAAAGAAGCGACATATTTTACGTGCATTAAAATTATGAGCGAGTCAGTGGCAAAGATTCCATGCTACTTAGTACAGGAAACAGAAGCGGGAAACATCCGGATGAAGGGTGACAGCCTTTATGAGAAATTGGCTCTGAGACCGAACCCATACATGACGGCCATTGATTTTTGGAAAGCACTGGAAATTAACCGGCATCACCTGGGCGATGGATGCGCGTTTATTGAAAAAGATTCAAAAGGAAACATAATCAACTTATGGCCAGTAATATTGACACGGTTAATAATTGATGATGCCGGAGTGATCAGCTCAAAGCTAAAAAACAAAATACTGGTGGAGTACACGCAAACGGGAAATTCAGCGCTTAATTACTGCACATATGAAGATATCATACATCTAAAGTCATTCAGCAGTAACGGGATCAATGCGAAGGCAAACAAGGAAATGATGGCGGCGACGATTGATACAGGAATAAGAAGCCAGACGTACCTAAATGATCTCTATAAAAACGGGCTCACAAACAAAGCAGTGGTGCAGTTGACGTCTGATTTAAAGGACGAAAAAGGTCTGGGAAAAATTCAGGCGAAATTTGAGCGGCTTTATTCCAACAACGGGCGCATCTTTACCGTACCTGCAGGGTACAGCGTCAGCACGCTGAATCTTTCGCTGGCAGATGCTCAATTTGAACAGATCAGAAGGATGTCAATCAGTCAGATCGCTTCGAGTTTTGGAATCAAGATGTTTCAACTCAATGACCTGTCAGACACAAATAATAATAGTTTAGAACAGCAGCAGTTATCTTTTCTGGTAGATACGCTGCTTATTTTATTTGAATCGATCGAGCAGGAAATTGACTGGAAGCTTTTAAGGCCGGACCAGAGAAAAAAAGGAATGCGGTGCCGTTTTAACACAAGTGTAATGCTCAGAACAACCGCACAGGTGCAGGCGGACATTCTGACAAAATATGTGACATCGGGGATATACACGCCAAACGAAGCCAGGTTAATGACACAACAAATGGCTAAAGATGGAGCAGATGAACTGGTTGTCAATTCAGGTGTAATGAAATTGAAAGACCTTGGAAAAGATAATGGGAAGGAGGTCAAGTAATGGCAAAAGAAAAAAAGAATGGAACAGAAAAAGAAATCAGAAACACAAGCGGGATTGAGATCCGGGGGAAAACAGAAGAAACCGGAAAAACAACAATCGGCGGCTATGCGCTACGATACAACGCGCCGACCAAAATAGTTGACTGGTATGGCGATGAATTCCTGGAAGAATTTGCGCAGGGCGCCTTTGATGAATCGATCCAGGAGAGAACCGTTAAAGCATTGTGGAACCATCAGGTGTCTTTGCCGCTTGGTTCGACGAAAAGCGGGACGCTTAGATTTAATCATGACGCAGAGGGACTCAATTATGATGTGGATCTGCCGGGAAATTCCTGGGGAAAAGATGTGCACGAAAGCGTACAAAGAGGAGATGTGGATGGGTCTAGTTTCGGGTTTATAGCAAAGGAGGAAAGATGGAGCGTTGTTGATTACGAGGGGGTAAAGATGGATAAGCGGACGATAACCAGGGCAGAGCTGGTTGAAGTGAGCCCATGCACGTTTCCGGCATATGCAAGCAGTGAAATAAACTGCAGAAGTTTTGCGGAAATTAAGGAAAAAAGAGAAAAAGCAGCCGGATCTGATGAAAAAAATGAACTAGAAATCGAAAAACTGAGAACACAAATTTTACTAGATGTATAAGGAGTACAAAGATGAAAGATAAATTATTAAAACTGTTAAATGCAAAAAAAGATGAAAAAGCGGCACTGGCTCAAAGAGCGGATGGGGTTGAAACAGCGGAAGAGCTTAGAAGCATCAACACCCAAATCAGAAACCTGTCCAACGAAATTGAAACAATCAACGAATTGATTGCAATCGCAGACGAAAGCGAAAAAAGAGAAGCAGAAAGAGACAAAAACATCTTGCTATCACAGAACAGGGATAGTTCAGAAGGGAAAATGAAAGAATACCGGGCGATTGCAAAACTGATTTTAAAAAGAGAAATGCAGCCGGAAGAACGGTCTCTCGTTACAGTGGCGGACAACGGCGCGGTTTTACCAGAAGAGTTTGTAAATCAGCTGCAGCTGCTCAGAAAAGGGTTCCCGTCGCTTAAAAATTACTGCCATGTTATCCCGGTTACAGGGAATACCGGGAAGATGCCATTTGCAACGATCGGGACGAACAAACTTTCAAAACTGACGTCAGGCAACCCGATACCAGAAGGATCTAAAGCTACTCAGGATATAAAATATGCAGTTGATGATTACGGGAAAATCCTGCCAATCGAAAACAGCTTGACCGACGACGAAGTGGTTGGAATCATCCAGAATGTAATAACACCAGAGTTTGCAGAAGCGTCTGTATTGACTGAAAATGACGAAATTTTAGCTGTCGTAAAAGCTGCAGCAACCGATGTTACAGGAGCAGCAAGTTACGCTGATGTGGAAAACACAATTAATGGTGTATTGCCATCATTGCGATCAGGGATAGTGACAATCACAAACCTGTCGGGATACGTTTATCTGAAAGCACAGAAAGATAAGCAGGATAGACCGCTTAATCTTGTAACCACATTGGCAAACGGGACGGAAATATTCAACGGGAAACCGCTGATCGTGCTGGATGATGCAGATGTCGTTCCAACAACAGTAGGAGATATGATCTTCTATGTAACAAATATCTGGTCGCTTGTTAAATTCTTCGACAGAAAAGGATACGAAATCAAAGCATCAACAGAGGCCTTGTTTAATTACAACCAGACGGCCATTCGCGTTTTGGAACGCTTCGATGTACAGAAGCTCGATGATCGTGCCTGCAAGAAAATAGAGTTTACAAAACCGGCATAAAGGATGAAGGGATCTAATGAATGAACATAGCAAGCGGGAAAATAACGCTCCTGGAGGTTAAAAAATACCTGAGAGCAGATGACTACGAAGATGATGATGATTATATCAAAGATTTAATTAACATCTCTGATGTGTACATCGATAAAGCTGTGGGAGATGCGTATAAAAGTAATTCAAAATATGACAAAATCAGCATGTTGGTGCAAAAAAAGCTGATTAAAGACATGTATGATGAACGCTCAATGCTGGTAACAGATAAGAGCGCGCAATCGACCATTGTCACAACAATTTTTGAAATATTGGAAGGTGCACAATGGGATACTTAAAAATCAAAATTATGAAAGAGGTAGATGGAGGGCGCGTGAACGGAAAACCCGTTCAGGCGCCGCCTGAACTGTTTCGAGAAACATGGGCAGAACCTTTAAGCCTTAAAGGCGCGGAGCTTTACAACAGCATCAATGCTCAAATGACAAACACCATTAATTTCAAGGTGAGATACTGCAAAGTAATGGAAGAAATGTGGAATTTTAAAGGGTATTATATCCTGTTTAAAGATACCAGGTACAGGATTTACAATATTGACTTTGGAAATCATGGAAAGCAGTACATCTATATTCGATGCGAAGCGGTGAACTAAATGCAAAATATTACAATTAAGTTTGAAGGGCTGGAAGAAATACGGGAAAAAATTGAGGAAGCCGGCAGCGAGAAGACATTAGATCAAGTTAACAAAAAAATAATAAAAGAAGGACAGATTATTGCATCAGAAATAGCGGCAAAGCAATTGCCGAGGTCTTCAGATATCAGCAAATCAGGTCCGAAGCGAGCCGGAAAATCAAGAACGGTGCCAAGTAATCACATGTTTGAAGAGATACCGATTTCGACTATTACTAAAAAAGGAACGGCAATCGGAGGATGGGTAGGATGGGCACCAGGAGACAACGGATTGAATTTCTACGGGAAATTTTACGAAGAAGGGGTAGAACAGCACACAGCCTACTCTAACCACAAACGGCCTGTACCTGAAATTAAAGGGAGAAAAATATTTTCGAAAACAGCAAAACAGGTACAACCGATGATCAATGAACTGGGTTTGGCGGAATACGAAAAGATTTTACAGGAGGCGCTTAAGTGAATATAGCAGATATGGTTTATAAAACCCTGGAAACAGTGCCAGATGTATTTCAAAGCTGGTACAGGAAAGATTTGGAGAGAACACACGTGATCTTCCAGCAAACGGAAGAGCAACCAGCAGATTATGAGGATAATGAATACTCAATCATCGAACATTATGTTCAAGTAGATGTATTTGGGCAAGACGAACAAGAAGTTTATAGCACGAAAGAAACGGTAAAAGAAAAAATGGAAGCAAACGGTTTTGACTGGATGGGGACAAGATATGAATGTCTGGAAGAAATAAGCTATTACCACACCGGTCATAAATTCAAATATACGGAGGAACTATAAAATGGCTACGGGAAAATCAAGATCAAGATATTTATACAATGTGCATGTTGCAGAAATTACAAAAAATGACGATGCGACTTACACGGCAAGTACACCAGTATTTGTAAAAGGAGCCATCAAGGCGAAAGTTACAGACAACTATAGCAGCGACGATCTGTATTCGGAGGACATGCTGGAAGAGGTGGTTAATGATTATACAAATTCAGAAGTAGAACTGGAGTTTAATGCATTGTCACCAACTGAGCTGGCGCTGCTGTTCGGGCATATCAATAAAGAAGGTTTTTTAATCAAAACGGCGCAGGACAATGCCAAAGAAGTGGCGTTCGGCTTCGCTTCACAGCGGACCGGGGGAAAAATGGAACTGACCTGGTATTATTGCGGGAAATTCTCAAATTCAGAAGGAGATGAATACGAAACAAAAGGAGAAAAAACAGTAACGAAAACAAAATCAATTAAAGGAAAATTCTATCAGCGCCGCAAACCGACAATTGTCGATGGAGTAAGCAAGAATTTTATTAGTGTAACGGTAAGCGAAGAAGCTCTGGAAACATCTGACACAAATGCGCTGGCAGCGTTGACGGATTGGTTTACAACCGTTAAAGAGCCAACGTTCGCCGTGG